GCACATTCGTTGTATAGAGTAATTAACTTGCTTTATTTCACAAGAACTATTAAGCATAGGCCACCATGCAGCCTTTCGGGCGAACTCGCAACCTAATACAATCGTACACTCACTCACCCCCTTGGTGAGGAGTGAGAGAATGTACGCTCCAACAAAGGAGCTACGTTTTCTAGATCGTACTAGGAGCTAAGTCCACCTGCAGGGATCTGCTATGGCTTCCTTGAGCCTAGGGAAAGTGGATAGGCGCACAAGGAATTCTAAAACAGAATTTCTGGTGCCCGCGAGACTACTCATCCTTGCGGATGGCACTCACCGACCGGTTGGTAGCCGGTTCAGTGACCGCATCCTAAGGTGAGCACTGGTCTACCCCAAGATAGTAGACATAGGCAGTAAGCATCCGAATAGTCACGTGGTAAGCGCAACCATAAGAACGCTCACTGCCACTGGAACTGCTCGTTTAGCCCAATGCAACCTACGAGCCCTCGGGCTCCCCTCGGTCAACAGGTGGAAGTCGAATTATCGGTCCGGATGGAATCCGGACTGGTAATACGACTCTCCGTACCTCGCGAGTAGGTTCTGTCTTCTCTTGAGGAACCGCTGCTCCCCCTTCGATTGCGGGTGCCCAAGTGTTCTTCTCAGCGAAATCCCGACTTACGTCGAGAATTGCTTTGACTAACATTGAGTCCGCAAGTGAAAGAGAGTGGGCGGCTCTCATGGAGAAGACTCCCTTGCTAACAAAGTACTTTGAGACTCCTACATTTAAGTAGGATTCCTCAGTTACTTGTTGGCCTTCGTCCCAACCCGCAATGGCTTGAAACTCTCGAGTTGAGTGGCGGGTAATACCCACCGCTCTACCAAAGGTCTTATTAAGGACCATGGCACTCTCAAGGATCATACCATTGAGGACAAGGATTAAGGGGGAATTCTTCCCAAGAGCCTTTCGGTAGGACTGGACATCCAAGCCTGGGCATTTCTTAAAGAGCATACCGTTCAGTTTCGCACTGATTCGGTACGCATCCTTTTGGAAACGCCCAAAATCTCGTTCGACGAGCCGTTTCGCAGCCTCGATTCTAATCAGTCTCATAAGCTGGTTCGAATCGAGCCCTTCTACGGATAACCGGAGAAGGTGCTGCGAGACAGGAATACCGAAGTAGTGCTCTACTCTATCTAAGAGTAGTGCATGTTCTCCCGTATTCTTGGCTTGCGCCAACGCGTCGAACACCATATATAGCTTAATGACTCGCTCGCTTTGCGCGGGTTTGCCAAAGAGTCTGTATATGGCTGAGATTAGTTCCGGGTGCCTTCCTATCTCTAGGTCCCAGCCATGACCACGCTGCGTGCTTAGGTAGTTGTGCAGAAGTGAATAACGCTTCCACACACTACTAAACCCAGCAACACTAAAACCCGTGACTTCCGACCCTTTATGGAACCATCTCTTAGCGAATTCAAACGTGTCTTCTGACACATGAGTCTTCTGCTCTGAAATGGGCATATCGAGTTGGGATAGCAGGTCCTTGTATTGCTGTGCAACAGCTGCATTGGCAATCACAATGTCATCTCCTAGTAAGCAGTAACTGGTGAAATGCGGGAAACCCGCACGTAACGCAGCTACGCGAACTATGAGGTGATGAGTGAGAGCCATTGCTGGCCATGATGAGTAGGCCCCCATTGGTTGTCCGCAGTTATACTTAACTGACGGATTTCCTTTGGAGGTGAACTCATACCCAGTTAGGATGTGAGCCCAGGCCACCGCTCTTTCCTCACCCACAATCCGACTGATTACCCGTCGCTGAAGAGCGATAGGCATTCGATCGGTTGCGTTTGAGAGATCGAGCGAGTGGAAAGGACTGAGAGAGAGGATTCGCGTAAAGGATCCTTGATCAAAGGTACAGT